TTATGCTTGCGGAGACAGCGTCAGCCAGACCATGCCCAAGGCTTTCAGAGCATCAGGAGAACACTGAAAGTCGGTATGTCCCCCGCTCACCTGCACCTGATTACCTGGCAGACGCGCAATATCATAAACGTCCAGATTGCCGTCGATATCGATCAGCCAACGCCCATTGGCAATGTGCGTCACCGACAAATCCACTAACCAGGATAAGCGTCCACCGTCGATATAGGCCGGTTGCGCTACGCTGACCGGGATCAACGAACTGTCCGCCAACCATTCACCCGCGTCTTTCAACTGCCCGGCGATCAAGCGATATTTTGGCAACGCTCTCCCTCCTGCAGGCGCGGCTTCAGCTCCTTTATCAGCCCACATCTCTCCCTGGCCTGTCGCCAGCCATAATAGAGACACGCCGGTATCCAGGGCACAGGTCACTACAATATCCCCTGGGAAATAGTTGCGGCGCACCCAGGTGCTCATCGTGCCAGAAGAAATCCCCAGCAGATCCCCCAGTTCTTTTTGCAGACTGAAACCATAAGCGTCGAGAATACGGCGAAGCACGCTCTTTCCGCCCGAAGCAAGTACCCTATCGTAAAGCGCTTTACCCTGAGCGGGCTGTACTGGCCTACGGGAGTATTTTGCTTTTGCAAGCTCCCCATTCATTAACCAAGCCAAATCTGCACCTGTGGCTAACGCGCAGCTGATGATCACATAACCAGGCACGCTGCCGCGTTGTTGCCAGCTGCTGATGTTATTTGGCGCTATCCCAAGGATTTCACTTAGTTCTTTTTGCGTACCAACGCCATAAGATGAAAGGAGCCTTTCAATCACTGCGCCTACAGAGGCATTATCGCTCACAGTCTCTTCATGCATATCATCACCGATTAAAATCAAAATTTGCATTTACAAGTCGCATTTTGCGATCTAGAATGCCATTAAATCGCTTGATAAACGATTTTCATGCCACTTTAGTTAAGATGATGCGACATGATTGACGAAAAAGCAAACACGACATCATGCCAATAGCAAGTCTGCGGATATCAGACTCACCATATCTGTAGTGCGGATGCTCGGTAAAGACCTGACCTTGCTTTTACAAGTAAAACGTCAATTCGCATGCAGAGGAGGTTGTCATGCTGCTGGCCAGTGAAGAGCAACGGGCTATCGGCCTACGGCGCATCGCAGAAATTCGACGTACGCTGTTTGCCCAACAGGCCAACCAGGCCGAGGAGATCTACAACACGGCACCACTGCATTTGCGCCACACGTTCTGTTTTCACGCCGGGTTGACCGAACGCCACGTAATGCTGTTGTTCCACGAAATGAATTATTCCCAGCGACAGAAAATTGTCGCCACGCTCAATGAGTTTATTGCGCTGGGCAAGTCTCTGCCACGCTATATCAGCGAAGAAGACTGCCTGTTAACTCAGAAAAAATAACCGTTGGCAATTCAAGGCGTGCAACCCGCCGGATGCCGCTCGTCCCAAATCCCCACCTTGTCAGGAGAACTCACCTTGGCTGATACCATTGATATGGCGCAGGAGCGCCAAGCATTGATGCTCGAGAAGCAAATTGAACACGCCAGACCGGCAATAACGCAAATCTCGGCCCTGTTTTGCATTGAATGCGAAACCGCGATCCCGACAGCACGACGCATCGCTATTCCCGGCGTAAGCCGCTGCGTGGCCTGTCAGGAAATCGCAGAGATTCAACAACGTCATTTTATTCGGCGCTAAAGTCATGCCCTGTTCCCTCTCACCGGTACAGGATCAACCCACGCCACCGCCTCCCCAACGCTGAACGCCGATGACAAACAAGTACAAAAAGTTATCGGCACTTATTCCCCCATCCTGGCTCTGAACGGGTAAATCGGACACGAACCATACAGTGGCGCATAGTCCCCAAAAATCCTGGCGTCGCAACACCTTTGAGTTCTGCCAATAACTGTGGATCGCCTCAAATTAACCGGGCGCCGGCACAACAACAACGCTGTCTGAGTATTGCCCACTCTGCGCAGCAAAGAGGTATTACTCTTCAACGCTGGTAATTGAAAGTCCTGGTCAGAGGGGGGAAATCACCTTCAACGCCCCTCTCATACAATTTCTGCTAATCAATGACCGGGCATATTTTTGCTGCACAAATGATAAGTCTGGCCATTGACGCCTTTAGCGTTTTGCTTAATACTGTATAAATAAACAGTGCATTTAACAGAGGGCAAAAAACAGTGAATATTATGGATAAACAACAAGTAACACTGTCCCGAATTCAGTTCATAGCCGACGTTTCACAAGCTGCACAATGCAGCGCTACAGAATTGCTGATCGCCATGTCGCTGATCTCCGATCTCGCCGGTCAGGTGCTGCCAGACAATGATTATCAAGAAATATTTTACCCTGTCGACAGCCAGGTTCCGCGCTAACCGAAAGCCTGCAGACGATCCAAACGCCTATTCCCAACACCCGCCACCGGCGGGTGTTTTCGTTTCTATCACAGGCGTTTTCCCTTTGGTTGTGCCACCTCATCCACAACGCCATCACATTGCCGGTTCTCGTCACGCGCGGGAAACTGATGAGCACTCGGGGGCCTGATGCCCCACCCACTCACATCGCAGGATGGTAATGATGAAAATTTATGCACAACAAGGCGACACCATTGACGCGATTTGCTGGCGCTATTACGGCAGCACACAACGTCTGGTAGAGCAGGTCTATCTCGCCAACGCCGGCTTGGCCGACGTTGGCCCGTTGCTACCGCACGGTCATCCGATCGAGCTACCGGAGCTGCCGGCGGCGGCCCAACGCGAAACAGTCAAACTCTGGGACTAAGCGATGGAAAAATTCACATCAACCTTTGCCTATATCGTGGCGGCGTGCCTGGCCTGGCTCGGGCGACACTCTGCGCAGGATATCGCCATTCTGGTCGGCGCGGCGGTCGGTGTCGGCACCTTCGCGGTGAATTGGTACTACCGGCGCAAAAGCTATCAGCTGTTGAAGTCATTAAAAAAAAACGGACTGAAACCCGGAGTCTACGATGAACTCACTCGCTAAACGCTGCAGCGTGGCCGTTATTCTGGCGATCGCCGCCTTACTGCCGCAGTTCGATAACCTGCAAACGTCCGAACAAGGATTACGCCTGATCGCCGATTTTGAAGGCTGCCAGCTCGCACCCTATCAATGCAGTGCAGGTGTCTGGACCAACGGTATCGGCCATACCGCTGGCGTAAAACCGGGTACCGTCATCAACGAACGCCAGGCAGCCGCCAATCTGCTCGACGATGTCCGCAATGTCGAAAACGGCATAGCTCGCTGCATGAGCGTGGCGATGCCACAGCCTGTTTACGACGCTGTCAGCGCCTTTGCTTTTAACGTTGGCGTCAACGCCGCCTGCAATTCCACCCTGGCCACCTTTATTAAACGTCGGCAATGGCAGGCTGCCTGCGATCAATTGCCGCGCTGGGTTTATGTCAATGGCGTAAAAAACAAAGGACTGGAACGCCGTCGCAATGCCGAGCGAACGCTCTGCCTGCAGGGGAGCAGTTTATGACGGCGGCTTCTGACGTGGCTCTCTTCTATTCATCCACCCAAGCAGGCTCCGCCTGCCAGGAGACTTATCATGTTAAAACCCGAGCAACTGCGCACAGCGCTGGTCAACGCTCTGCCTGCTCTGCAGGAATTCCCCGACAGGCTGCACCTCAGTATTGATAACGGCCGCGTGGTTTCCACGCTGGGCCCTTCACTGTCGTTCGAGTACCAATACCAGCTCAACCTGACGCTGGACGAACCGACAGCCAATAACGATCTGGTGATGGTCACTGTGCTGGCCTGGTTGCGCAGCCATCAACCGGACCTTCTCGTCAATCCGGAAAAACGTAAAAACGGCTTTGCATTCCAGCACGGCGTCACCTCCACCGGTCAGCTCGATCTGCAGCTACAGCTAACCGAACGCATCCTGGTTGAACAACGCGACGGTGCGCTGTACATCACCCCGCAGGCGGAGCCGCCGGAACCGGAGAATGTCATGCGATTTACCCAGGTTTACTTGCACGGTGAGCTGATCAGCCACTTTCAGCAACCATAAATTTATCTGCGGGGACGGCTTCGGTTGTGCTGGCGTCAGCTAAACACCGCTGCGTTGTCGCCCCCCACACTCGACGGCATTCTTGAGAGATGAACACAGACAACTTCGATATTCAGCGCCTGGTGCGCAACCTGATACGCATTGGCACCGTCAGCGAGGTCGATCTTGACCGCGGCCTCTGCCGCATCGCCACCGGTGGCAACCTCACCGACTGGCTTAACTGGCTGTCCGGCCGCGCTGGCGGTGCCCGCACCTGGTGGGCACCCAGTGTAGGAGAACAGGTGTTAGTGCTGTCACTGGGCGGCGAACTCGATACCGCGTTCGTGCTACCCGGCATTTTTTCCGATGCCCACCCGGCACCGTCGGTCTCAGCGCAAGCAGCGCACATTACCTTTCCCGACGGCGCGGTGATCGAGTATGAACCGGCCGAGGGAGCGCTGAAGGCCGTCGGCATCAAAAGCGCCACGATCGATGCTACTGAGCAGGTGAACGTCGCCGCACCGGCCATCGTTTGCCACGCAACGAGCAAAATCACGTTGGATGCTCCTGAGGTGGAATGCACCCAGCTATTAACTGCCGGCACCATTGCCATCCGTCAAGGCGGCTCGATGACCGGCGATATCAACCACTCCGGCGGTAGCATCAGCTCCAACGGCATTGTAGTGCACACCCACACCCACGGCGGCGTGCAGAACGGCGGAAGCCAAACGGACAAACCAGCATGAACAACGCGAAATATCTCGGCATGAACCGAGGCTCGGGCCGCACGATCACCGACCTCGAACATATTCGCCAATCGGTGAGCGACATTCTGATCACCCCGATTGGCTCACGCACCATGCGCCGCAGCTACGGCTCTCTGCTGTCCGAACTGCTGGATCAGCCGCAAAACGACGTATTGCGGCTGCAGATAATGGCTGCCTGTTACAGCGCACTGCTGCAGTGGGAACCGCGTATTCAACTGAGCGGTATCACCTTTAACACCACCTTTGACGGAAAAATGGTGGTCGACATCACCGGCAATCGCACGGATACGCCGGATACCTTTTCTCTTTCTGTTTCTGTGAGCTGACACCATGCCAACCATTGACCTGAGCTTATTACCCGCCCCCACTGTAGTGGACTCACTCGATTACGAGTCGCTGCTGGCCGATCGCAAGGCCACGCTGATTTCCCTCTACCCGGAAGAGCAGCGTGAAGCGATTGCACGCACGCTGACGCTGGAATCGGAGCCGATCGTCAAACTGCTGCAGGAAAACGCTTATCGCGAATTGATCCTGCGTCAACGCATTAACGAAGCCGCACAGTCGGTGATGCTCGGCTACGCCAGCGGCAGCGACCTCGATCAGCTTGGCGCCAACTTCCAGGTTCAGCGCCTGGTGGTGCAGCAGCCCGATACCACGATCATCCCGCCGACTCCAGCGATTATGGAGTCCGATAGCGATTTTCGCGTACGTATCCAGCAGGCGTTTGAAGGGCTGAGCGTCGCCGGCTCCAGCGGCTCCTACGAGTACCATGGCCGCTCCGCAGATGGCCGGGTGGCCGACGTATCCGCTACCAGCCCCAGCCCGGCTAACGTACTGATCTCAGTACTGTCGCGTGAAGGGAATGGCACCGCCAGCGCCGAGCTGCTAACCATCGTCGATAAAGCCTTGAATGACGAAGATGTGCGTCCCGTGGCGGACCGCGTCAGCGTTCGCTCCGCCACCATCGTCAATTACAGTATTGACGCGGTGCTTTACCTTTACCCTGGCCCTGAAGCAGAACCAATCCGGCGCGCCGCCGAAGCCAAGCTAAAAAGCTACATCAGCGCCCAACACCGCCTCGGGCGTGATATCCGTCTGTCGGCAATTTATGCGGCGCTGCATGCCGAAGGCGTCCAGCGGGTGGAGCTGAAAAGCCCTCCTGCCGACATCGTATTGGATAAAACCCAGGCTTCATATTGCTCCGACTATAAGTTGATCGTAGGGGGTTCCGATGAGTAACCGCCTGTTGCCGGTTGGCTCATCAGCGCTGGAGGTCGCCGCCGCGGCCGCCTGTGCCGAGCTGGCCGCGATACCGGTACCGCTGCGTGAGTTGTGGGACCCGGCTACCTGCCCGCTCAACCTGTTGCCCTATTTGGCCTGGGCGTTTTCGGTGGATCATTGGGACGAGAGTTGGACGGAAGAAGTCAAGCGCGAGGTCGTCTCCTCCGCCTTCCTCGTGCACCGCCATAAAGGCACCATCGGCGCTATCCGCCGCGTGGTTGAGCCATTGGGTTACCTGATTAAACTGCGCGAATGGTGGGAGACCAACGGTGAACCCGGTACTTTTTCGCTGGATATCGGTGTGCTGGAGAACGGTATTACCGAAGAAATGTACCTGGAAATGGAACGGATGATCGCCGACGCCAAACCCGTCAGTCGCCACCTGAGCAGCCTTGCCCTGAATCTGGAAGCCTCCGGTAACATCGAGGTAGCCGGCGGCAATTACGACGCAGAGATCACCACCCTGTATCCAGACTATGTTGAATTTGCCCGACAGATGCTGGAAGGCCATTACCAGTTTTTACAGCGCAATACCGGCACTACTCTTGATTCGACCAAACAACATTTTGTTCTCAATGAAGAACATGTTCTGGCCGACTCACGTCATGAACGAGAGCTTTCTCGCATGGCCGGATTACCCAATGACGCCACCACCGAGGGGCAAGCGTTGCAAATCCTCGGTTATGCGCATGCCTATCAGGCGACCCGACAACAGAAGTATCTGGATCAAGCCATCGCCTGCTTCGACGCTTACGTGACTCATTTTTACGATGGAGCCCCTATCCCGGAAACCCCTCAGCGTTGGGTAGCCAATTGGATCGTCAACGCCAAAGAGCCGGTACTCGCCAACTGGCCGGTGGATAGCAAGGATCCAACGCACAGCGGTTTCAAAGGCGTGTCGATGACCTTTAACAAAGGGCTTACGCAGATCCCTCAGGGTGCTCCTTATTGGGGGGAGTATCTGGATATCGCTACCTTCGCCTTTGACGGTGTTCTGGCGTGGGATGCCATCAATGCCCAGGTCCGCGCGGTTAACGCCGCCGGCAACATTGACTGGAATCGCGATGGCAAACGCTATGACGTTGCGTGGATCATCAACTGGCAGGGTTATCAGATTAATGCCGACGGCGACATTCTCGCCAAAGGGTTACCCGCCGCTCAGTTCGGCACCGTGCAATTGGAAGACGCCACGCTCGGCGGTAGCCATAAGCTGAACTTTGCCAATCGTCAGCCGCTCGAAAAGGGTGGCGTAATGATCGAGCGCAATCAGATCCAGCATAATCGTCCGCTGCATGTTCCGGTCTCACATAACAACATGGGCAATGCGGCAGACGCCGAGCTGTGGTTCGCCGACGCCTGTTATCTGCTGTACAAAATCACCGGTGAACAACGCTATTTCAAGGCATGGAAAAGCGTTGAATTCACCGCCATGGAATATACCGACATTGATGCGCAGGATAAATTCTTCCGTCAGAGTCAGCATGCCAATACGCCATTCACCGACGGCATCTCCTACGACTGGTCCTACCCCGCTGATGCACCGGTCAGCTATGCACGCAATACAGATGGCATGATCACCCTTCGCAAGGATGTCGCGTCACAGCAATCGCTGGAGCAGCAGGCGGTGTGGTTCCGTATCAACAGCCAGTCAAAAGTTCGCACCAGTTTTGGCGGTGTTGATGACCAAAATCAGCCCATTACCTGCAAACTGCAGCTTTCCATTGCACCGGAAAAAAATGCTGCTCAGGCCACCGAATGGGGCATAGGTTTGCCGCAATCCACCCTTGCACAGGTGAAAACTTACGATATCGCACTCAGCAGTCTGGCGGCGCTGACCCGCGAAGACGGCAGCGATTATCTGCTGGCCGACCAACGCGCGGTGACCGATTACGGTGGTTGCGTGATCGGCAGTCTGTTTGAAGAACAGGTTTACGATAGCCGCAGCGCAATGGTGATCAACGCCCGCTTCCCCAATGATGATGCCGGCATGGTCATTGGCGCCTGGTTGACCGATGGGGAACGCTTCCCTGTTACCCAATTGGTTTACCGCGCCGACGCCGACTTTAACCTGCGGCTGGAGGATGACGATAAATGGCGTTGGTACTGGATGCTGCCCGCGACCGACGGCAAATGGATGTTGGCAACCTTTGCCCTGGCAGCCGCGGAGCTGAGCGGCTACCAACCTGATCATCAAGAGGGCGATGAGCAACCTGCTCACCCCAACTTCAGCAGCGTTGAACAAATCACCATCCTGCAAGATGGCAACGTGACGGACGCCAATTTCAGCTATTACGTATTGAACGATATCCCACCCACCTTTAACGCCGATGACGGTTACACCATCAAGTACCGCATCACATTGCAAGCGGAAAACCCTTATACCGCCCTGCTGGGGGATTGCACCATGCTGGGTCATCGTCAGGACAGCCTGTTCTGCACACCTGGCGTGATTCCGTTTTCCAATATCTACCAGGCCGACAGCCAACAGTTTGACGGCTGGCACGGCATGCCTTATCCGGGTTACCAGTACCCCTTTATTTTCGTCCATGCCGACGCCGACCCCGACGACGTGATGCTCAACAACATGGCCGAATTTCTGTGGCAATCACAGCAGTGGTATCAGCAGCAGTTCGGCGTATTAGGTCCCGGTGCTTCCGCCTATATCTGGAATCGCTGGGATAACCTGAGCTACGGCAGTGCGGACAGCTGGACCATGTACCACTGGGGTAAGGGGACTGCATGGGCCGGCTATCAGCCGCGCGCTTTCTTTGGTGCGACCCGTGCCTGGTATGAACTGAAACTGGCGGGTAAAACGCCGCCAACCAAACTGGTTGATTATGTCGAAAACTGGCTGCGCTGGCTGATCGGTTTTACCCAGGATTCCGGCGGCATCACGCCGACCGATTTCCCGATGGCCGGCGTTCCGCAACCCGATCAACACGACTTCACCGGCCATATGTGCGGCCTGTGGCTGGCCGGCGCAGTAATGGCAAAAATGGCCGGTTGCTCGGTCAGCGGTACAGATCACTTTATTGAGCAATGCGTAACAGAGTTACAGAAGAACTATCTGGCCACTGGCGACGTGATGGATGGCGCATGGTCGCCGGCACCGCGTCCCGGTACCGACAATGGGATGTTCTTCGGTTTTTGGTCGGGTGAAATCCTGCGCGGATTGAGCCTGTATGTGATGTACAAGAGCGGCCTTAACTACCCGGTCGACGAACAGAAGAGAGCAACACTATGACAGCAAAATACCGCGCCCTGCTCACCGAACAGGGCAAAGCGCTGCTGGCCAACGCCACAGCAACCGGCCAAAAGCTGGAAATAACCCAAATGGCGGTCGGAGACGGCGGCGGTACAGCCACCATTCCGAGCGAAAGCCAGACCAAACTGGTGAACGAAAGACGTCGTGCCGCGCTGAACTCGCTGCAGGTGAACACCAACAGCAATAATCAGGTGATCGCCGAGCAGGTGATCCCGGAAGATGTCGGCGGCTGGTGGATCAGAGAGCTGGGGTTATACGATAAAAACGGTGTGCTGGTGGCGATCGCCAATACCCCTGACACCTATAAACCGCTGCTGGCCGAAGGTGCTGGCCGTACTCAAGTGGTACGCATGGTGCTACTGGTCAAAGGTGACGCCAGCGCGATGATTGTCGCGGACAAAACCGCCGTGCTGGTTTCCCGCGACACGCTGGATGCGGCAATCGCCGAACATGCCCGTTCACGCAATCACCCGGATGCAACTCTGCTGGCCAAAGGCTTTACCCAATTGAGCAATGACAACAACAGCAACAGCGAATCTCTGGCGGCAACACCGAAGGCGGTGAAGGCGGTGAATGACGCCTCGCTAAAAATCGCCGCAAACTTGAAAGATGTGGCGGATAAAGTCACTGCGCGGAGCAATCTGGGCTTAGGCAGCGCGGCCACTCGTAACGTGGGGACTGAAGCTGCAAACTTGATGGAAGTTGGCGCGTTCGGTCTCGGCTCGGGCTCAACGCATCGTGCAGATGCCTACGGCAATCTTGGCGCAATCTATCGGGTCAATGGCACGTCGAAAAACGCACCGGGTTCAGGAATTTATGGTGTGATAAACCTGCCATGCGATGGCGGTCCTTCAAGCGGCTATCTGGCAGTCCAAAATAGCGCAGCCGCTTATGTCGGTAACTCCACTACACCGGAGAAACCGCTGTCGTGGTACCGAATTTACACCACTGCCTATAAACCCACCGCGGCGGATGTCGGTGCTTACAGCAAAGGTGAGGCCGACGGCAAGTTTGTTAAACAGAGCGGCGATACCATTAGCGGCGGTCTAACGGTTAATGGCGCTATTGAAACCAAATCGGGGCTGACTACGCCGTCATTAACTGTGAATGGCAACTCAGTTATTTCAGGCTCGTTGACGGCCAAAGCCAGCATTGAATTATTTGGAGCCTCTCCTTATATAGATTTTCATTATGCCAATACGTCTGGAGATTATGACGTCCGTATTATTAATGAAAATCCAGGAAAGCTCACTCTGGGAGCTAAGGTTGTTCGGGTTAATGAAAACATTTCTGTTGGTGCTGATGCCTATATTGATCGCACATTATATGTCACGGGGGAATGTCGGGCAGGCAATACTTTATATGCCGGCACTGCCGCCTTTCAAACCAATGGTGATATCAACGGTAGCATTTGGGGTGGTTTCTTATCTAATTACCTTAACCAAAACTTCGTTCGCGACGTTCGCTTGGGTAATGTAGAAAGTGCCGCTTCCTGGAACGGCCCTGGTTACGCAGACAGTGCCGGCTATGTTTTAACCGGGGCGGCGAATAACAATCAAGACGAATTTATTGATGTTATTTTTCGCCGTCCGTTACAAAAACTCATTAACGGTACTTGGGTTACCGTCTGGATCGCTTAATATGAAAAACATAAAAAACTTCACTCTCATTGAACCCGAAACTGCGGATCAAAAATCGTTGGCAGCGTCACATGGCGTTCTTTTCTTAAGGTCTGAAAGTGGTGATGATTGGTATGAATGCCAAAAAAAATTCCGCAATGACACTATAAAAATAATGTATGACAACAATGGAATAATTCGCTCAATTACCAATAAATCGAATACCGAGGGGCATTATGACGTTTCAGGTTTTTTCCCGGAAAACATGAGCGTTGCAGAAACAGACCAACTACCAGAAGGGGCTGATATCGATGGTCGCTGGTTTTTTGATGGAATACAGGTTAAACCCAGAGAGTATTCATCCGCAGAACTGCAACAGCAAGCCATGAATAAAAAGCAGGATCTGATGAAACAGGCCACGCTGCAAATAGCAACGCTTGCCGATGCCATCGAATTGGGAATGGCGAGTGATGAAGAACAACGACGTCTGACCGACTGGAAAACCTACCGGGTTCTGCTTAGCCGGCTGGATCCCGGCACCGCCCCCGATATTGATTGGCCGCAGTCACCGCAGTAACCCACTCAACGCCCCGCACGGGGCGTTTTTTTTATCTTTATTTTTCCTGCTGTTGTACCAGATCCCATACAAACCCAATGACGTGCGTCGTCGCATCGTGAAGGGCATCCTGTTACTACCAACCACAAACGGAGTAATACTATGGGTGATTATCACCACGGCGTGCGTGTCCTCGAAATCAACGAAGGCACCCGCGTAATTTCCACCGTCTCGACGGCAATTGTCGGCATGGTTTGTACCGCAGAAGATGCCGATGCAACCTTGTTTCCCCTCAACACCCCGGTGCTGATCACTGACGTTTTGGCCGCCAGCGGCAAGGCCGGAAAGGAAGGCACTCTGGCACGCTCGCTGCTGGCGATTGCCGAGCAGGCCAAACCGGTGACCGTCGTCGTGCGCGTGGCGGAAGGCAAAGACGAAGCCGAAACCACCTCCAATATCATTGGCGGCGCCGATGAGAACGGTAAGTACACTGGCATGAAAGCCTTGCTGGCTGCACAGTCTGAACTGGGCGTGAAACCTCGTATCCTGGGCGTACCTGGCCACGATAACCTGGAAGTGGCTACCGCATTGGCCGGTATCTGCCAACAACTCCGCGCCTTCGGTTATATCAGCGCCTACGGCTGCAAAACCGTTTCCGACGCCATCAAGTACCGTGCAGGCTTCAGCCAGCGTGAACTGATGTTGATCTGGCCGGATTTTGTCAACTGGAACACCACCACCAACAGCAGCGACATCGCCTTCGCTACAGCCCGCGCACTCGGCCTGCGAGCCAAAATCGACCAGGAAACCGGCTGGCACAAAACCCTGTCCAACGTCGGTGTGAACGGAGTGAGCGGCATTTCGTCCAGCGTGTTCTGGGATCTGCAAACCGTGGGTACCGACGCCGATCTGCTGAACCAGGGTTGTGTTACCACCTTGATCCGTAAGGATGGCTTTAAGTTCTGGGGCTCACGCACCTGCTCCGACGATCCGTTATTCCAGTTCGAAAACTACACCCGCACCGCGCAAGTACTGGCAGACACCATGGCCGAAGCGCATCTGTGGGCGGTTGACCGCCCGGTCACTCCAACGCTGATCCGCGACATGATCGACGGTATCAAAGCCAAGTTCCGCGAACTGAAATCCGCAGGGCTGATCATCGATGGCGACTGCTGGTATGACGAAAACGCCAACGATAAGGACACCCTGAAGGCCGGCAAACTGTTTATTGATTACGACTACACCCCGGTGCCGCCGCTGGAAGATTTGACCCTGCGCCAACGCATTACCGACCGTTACCTGGCGAACTTCGCCGCGTCCGTGAACAGCTAAGGAAACCTGAATCATGGCACTGCCAAAAAAATTGAAATACCTGAACCTGTTTAACGACGGCTTCAACTACATGGGCGTGGTATCCGCCATGACCCTGCCGAAACTGACCCGCAAGCTGGAAAAATTCCGCGGCGGCGGTATGAGCGGTGCAGCGTCCGTGGACTTCGGTCTGGACGACGATGCGCTGGTTGTTGAGTGGACCATGGGCGGCATCGATGAGTTGGTGCTGAAACAGTGGGGCCGCGTAGATGCAGTGCCGCTGCGCTTTACCGGCTCTTTCCAGCGTGATGACACCGGCGAAGTTTCAGCACTCGAAGTGGTGATGCGCGGCCGTCACAAGGAAATCGACAGCGGCGACTTCAAGCAAGGCGAAGACACCGAAACCAAGGTCTCTACCGACTGTACCTACTTCAAGCTGAGCATCGACGGCAAAGAGCTGATCGAGATCGATACCGTCAACATGATCGAGAAAGTCGACGGCGTGGATCTGCTGGCGGCTCACCGTCGTGCCATTGGCCTGTAATTCATAACATTAACGGCCAGCCGTGCGCTGGCCTTCTTTACCTGACTGATAATTGGAAATCCCATGGAACTGAATGCATCCCCAGAAAATACCGTTGTATTGGAAACCCCGATCAAACGTGGCGACAGCGAAATCCGCGAAGTGCAAGTCACCAAACCGAATGCCGGCAGCCTGCGCGGCATCGGTTTGGCGGCCCTGGCCAACGCCGACGTTGACGCCCTGATCACCATCCTGCCGCGCGTCACCTACCCGAATCTGACCAAGGAAGAGTGCGCGCGCCTGGAACTGCCGGACCTGATTGCGCTGGCCGGCCAGGTGATCGGTTTTTTGTCGCCGAAATCGGCCGAGTAAACATCGACCCCGTTCTGACCGTGGACGATCTGATGGCGGACATCGCAGTGATTTTTCATTGGCCGCCATCGGAGATGAGCGGCATGACGCTGACAGAGCTAATAGGCTGGCGCCACAGGGCGCTGCAACGCAGCGGAGTAAATACAGATGAGTAATACCGACAGCAAAGAGGCGTTGGCGAAAGAGGACGCCGCCGTCCGAAACCTCAGCAAACAGCTTAGGTTAGAGCAGACGAATTATTCTCAGTTAACCCAGTTACTGAAAATAAAAGAAGCCCAGGCGGATATATTCCAGAAATTCGAGGAGATTAAAAATACCCGTAACGCTTTGCCAAAATTTATATCTTCGCCCGAGGATATCGAAACAACACAACAAGTTAATCTGAATTACGTTGTGCAAAAGGCCCGTGGCGCCATCGCCTCACTCCAACAAAACCGGCTTGAACGACAACTACAGGCAAAAGGAATAGATACTGCGGATTTAGCCGGAGCCCAACAACAAGCCCAAAAAAAACCAGACGTCACTCAAGGTTATATTAACCATCATCGCGGTACCGGCCAAAAACTGCGTCAGCAAAGACGTTCTGAGGTACTTGATGATTTTCAAACCCGTCAGAATGGAATTGGAAAAATTCGCGACGTCAGTTCTCAGGGATTTGGCCTGGCCAACAAAGCCTTCGACACCGGTAAAAATTTGCTGGCACCAGGGATAAAGTTTGAGCAACAAATGTCCGGAGTACAAGCGCAACTGGGATTAGATAGCGGCGATCAACGGCTGATCGCTCTGCGTCAGCAGGCGACTGGCAGGGCAGCCAAGGGGCAATCCGCACAGGATGTCACTCAGGCTCAATCCGCTCTGGCGAGCGCAGGCTATAACCCACAAGACGTTCTGGCTGCCGTTCCCGCCGCGCTGAACCTGGCCAAGGCTAGTGGTAGCAGCATTGATGAGGCAGTAAAAGCGCTGTCGGGCATCCAGCAAGCTTTTCAGCTGCCTGCCGATCAGGCGGAAAACATCGCTGATGTGATGGCCAAGGCCAGCAGCAGTTATCAGTTGAGCCTTTCCGATCTCGATAAAAAAATGCAGGCCGCCGCTCCGGCAGCCCTAAAGAACGGCATGGGGCTGGAGCAAACCGCCGCGCAATTGGCACCTCAGGGGCGTAGCCTGGGGAAAGTAGAGGGTGCCGCTCAGGCTATCGTCACCGTCAGGGGCGACAATCTGGATGGCGATATCAAGAAGCTGTTCACCTCATGGGACAGTATCCGCATCGATCTGTTTACCGGCCAAGACTCGTCCCTGCGTCAGCTGACGCAGACCGCGACCGGCTGGTTAAACACTCTCGCTCAATGGTCGACAGAAAATCCTGCATTGTCCAACAGCTTAATGACGGTAGGTATTGCCATTACCGCACTGCTTGGCGGCCTGTCGACTATTGGCACCTTTATCGTCCCGGCATTGAGTGCCATCAACATGTTGATGGCCGGTGCTGGCCTGCTGGGCAGCGTATTTACCTCCGTTGGTGCGGTTATTGCCGGCGCCTTTGCCGCTCTCAGCCTGCCGATCGTCGCCGTAGTGGCGGCCATTATCGGCGGTGCCGCTTTAATTTATAAATATTGGGAGCCTATCAGTGCCTTTATGGGGGGGATAGCAGAAAGTTTCAGCGCGGCTATGGGGCCGATCAGCGATGCATTTTCTCCAGTTATTGCCGCGTTCAACAGCGTGATGGATACGTTAAGGCCAGTATACGACTGGTTCAAGGCCTTGTTGACACCAATCAAAAGTACGCAAGAAGAACTGGACACCGCTGCTGCTTACGGAAAGAAGCTGGGTGAATGGCTGCTATGGGCCTTTAGGTTGCCCGGCGATGCGCTTAACCAATTAATCGGCTTAATAGGCAAGGCAAGGGGGTTTATCGATAAAGCCATTGGCTGGTTTGGCAATGAAAAAGCGGATCCGACCTCGGCAGAATACGACAGCAGCCTTTCTCCCAGCGGCGGTGTGTTGAGTCTGGGGAACGAAAACTACCGAGCCGTTCGCCCAACGAGTGGCCCTGTCGTTACCGATCACAGCGTACTGACCAATAACGTCGCCATCAGCGTACCGGCGGGGAGTACGCGCGAGGAAATGGAGCACATCGTCCGTACCGCCATGATGGACGTCGAAAATACCCGCCGTAATCAAAACCTCAGCGCTTATGCGCCTACGTAAGGAGCCAGACTCATGATGCTAACATTGGGGTTGTTCGTATTTATGTTACGCACCCTACCCTACCAAAGCATGAACCGTCAGTTGAGCTATCGTTGGCCGACAGGGAGCCGTGTAGGCCAACGGCCCAGTGCTCAGTTTCTGGGGGTAGACGCCGAAACAATCACCCTGAGCGGACAATTGCTGCCTGAACTGACCGGCGGTCGACTGTCGTTGCTCGCTCTGCAAACCATGGCAGAACAAGGACGGGCCTGGCCACTTATCGAAGGTACCGGCACTATTTACGGCATGTTTGTGATCGAAAAAATCACACAGGACAACAAACAGTTTTTTGCCAACGGTCAGCCTCGCGAAATCAACTTCAGCATTACGTTGAAGCGTGTGGATGAGTCGCTGTATGCCATGTTCGGCGATCTACGTCAGCAAGCCGGAGATCTGTTGAGTAAAACGCAAAAGGCGACGGGGATTTCATTATGATCGCCGATGTATTTCAACCTATGGGAGCCAAGCCAGCTCCCGATTTTATCCTGACGCTGGCTGACAAAGATATTACCAGCAACATCCGTAACAGGCTGATTTCACTGAATATGGTGGATAACGGCGGCCTGAGCGCAGATCAATTGAGTATTTCCCTGGACGACAGCGACGGTCTGATGGTCCTGCCCAGAAGGGGAGCCATTCTAGAACTGTTCCTGGGGTGGGAGAACTCGGCGCTGATTGGCCAAGGAAAATTCATCGTCGATACCATCGTCCATTCAGGCGCCCCTGACATGATCATGATCACAGCACGCAGCATCGATTTTCGCGGCTCACTGAACGAATCCCGCACCCAGTCCTATTCAGATGCAACCTTTGGCGAAATCGTGCAACAAATCTCGGCCCGCAATGGGCTGCGCGAACCCTATTTGAGCAATGAGCTGGCGGCAACCCGAATCCCACATGTCGACCAAACGGATGAAACTGACGTTCAGTTCCTTTCTCGGCTGGCTCTGGCAAACAGCGCCCGGGTGACCGTCAAATACCAACGCCTGCAGTTTATCCGCCCCGGATACGGCCGCAACCCGCGGGGTGAACCAAACCCGTTTAAAACCTTGATCCGTAACGATGGAGACAGCCATCGCTTTGAGCTGAAAGATCGCGGCAGTTACACCGGTGTCAGCGCCAGCTGGCTGAATACCAAACAACCCGAACAAGCAAATAGCAGCGTACAAATTGAGCGAACAAATCGCTTGGAAAATGCCAGTGTCACCCAGCATCCCGCTGCCAGGCCAAGTAACCATGCCACAACCGAACAGCAACAAAGCGGCAGCTATATGGTCGGCAAGGAAAAACAGGTCTATCACATTGCCAAGATCTTCCGTGATAAAGAAACCGCTATGCGGGCGGCAAAATCGTTGTTCGAACAACTGCAAAGGGGGATCGCCACCTTCAGTATCACTCTGGCTACCGGCCAGCCCGATCTGTTCCCGGAGACGCCCATCAAAGTTTACGGTTTCAAAGAGGCTATCGACCAACAGCTCTGGGTGGTCAATAAGGTCAGTCACACTTTAAGCAACGGTGGCTTCTTCAGCAATCTGGAGCTCAATGTCTACATTGAGGGTATCGATATCGCCACTAAAGAAACCTGACCCCTCTTTCATCACATTAACTTGCTTTTGCAAGTTAATGGGCTATTATAAGTCACATAACTTGATGCAGTCGAAAGGGGGATTCAACTATGATGCACTGTCCACTATGCGGTAACGTGGCCCACACTCGCTCCAGCCGCTACCTGAGCGAGTCGACCAAGGAGCGCTATCATCAATGCCAGAACATTAACTGCAGCTGTACCTTTGCCACGCATGAGTCCGTCGCGCGGGTGATCGTAAAGCCCGGTGATATCATCCCGGCTCAGCCGCACCCGGAGAAAGGCAAACAGCGCGCTACCGCACTCTAATACATAGCCTGCTACAGCAGGCTTTTTTATGCCTTCCAAATACAACTTGAATGTCGTATTTACGAAACAAAATCTTGCATATACAACTCAAAAAAACAATAAGCATAAAAAAAGGGGTTGGCATATTGCCAACCCCTTCATAGCTATTAACTTTCGGATGCAGCGTTAG